GGACTATGGCGTTGCCGTAGGCTTTGATCGACTCGCGGCACCATGCCGGAAAGGTAATTCCGTCCAGTCCGGCGGAAAGCCCATCATCTGGGCCACATATCGGGGACTCAGTCGGGAACCCTTCCCAGTTCGGGACGGATGCGAAATCATGACGTCGTGGACGACTCCGCTCTTCCGCTTCGCATGACTGAGAGGAAACGAATTGTTTTTCGCATCGCAGGCCGTCGGCGTCGACAACAGCCCCATTCGCGCTGCAAGCGCGAGCGTCGGCCGCTCGGATGCACCCTTCAACAAGCTCCTGTTCACACGCCCGCTCCCGCAATCCGACGCGACCGGTGTCGGCAGTAGAGCCGGCGGCAATGGCTCCGAACCGCTCTTGCCATGAACTTTCAGCCCTTGCGTCACCACGGTGGGCAACAAACCATGTTCTGTATCGCAGGTGGGGAGCACCGACGCCCGCAGCTGGTATAAGGTACGCTTGCACCTCGTATCCTGCCGCCTCCAAATCAGCGCACACCTGCTCGAAAACCATTCCCTGCGACCAATTAACGATTCCGAGAACGTTCTCGCCCACGACCCAGCGCGGTCGAACAGTCCGAACAACTCCGAGCATTGCGGGCCAGAGGTAGCGGTCGTCGGCCGTACCCTTGCGTTTGCCCGCGAGGCTGAACGGCTGGCACGGGAAACCGCCGGTGAGCACGTCGATGCAGTCGCGCCAAACGGTAAAGTCTGTTGTTCGTATGTCTTCATATTGTTCCGATTCGGGAAAATGATACTTCAATACGCGCCGGCAGAACGGGTCGATCTCGCAGTTGAAGACGTTCGTCCAGCCGGCCCACGCCGCCGCCAGGTCGAAGCCGCCGATGCCGCTGAATAGGGAGGCGTGCGTCATGGTCATTCGCATAATCCGTAATAACTCATGCAGCTCGTGGCCGTGTCGTCGTCGAACAAACTGCCCGTCGCGTTCTGCCACTCGACATACCGCACGACATCGTGGATGTCAGGATACTTATTACCGCTGGCGATCGCATGGGCAGGAATTTTGTCAGGGCCGAAAAACGAGGAACTACGCTGACCCTTGTTTTGCAACTCCTGTTCGAGCTGTGCGATGTAATCTATCCGTTCCGGCGATTGACGGGATATATTGAGAATATCCCGTTGGTTAGCCATCACGCACGGCCAGCACCCGACACGCTTGTATCCCATCCGGTAGAGCGGGTTCGGCTCCAACCCTGCGGCGAGGATATAATCTATCACCTGCTGTGCCGACCAGTCGAACACGGGCCGCAACAGATCGTCAGCGAACTGCGCCCGAAATGCTCGTACCTCCTTGCCTCGATAGGAATGTCGTTTCGGTCGGCCGTTTTTATCGTAACCGTAAGGCTCGAAATAGTACTTGAAAAACGTACATTGGGCTTGCATTTTGGCCCGCGCCGATGATTCTGCCGCTCGAATGCCTTGAATTATCAGCATATTGTCTTTTACCTCGTCGAGTACATAGTCGATCATCGGCTTCGTTTTAAGTTCTTCTGTGCAGAACCGCGCCCGCGCCGAGGGCCAACGCTTTTTCTGCCGCGTGAGATCGACCATCCCGTCGTACTTATTCGACTTCAATGTTACCAGATCGAGGTGCAGTTTATCTGCTATTCGATTGATGTATTCGTAGGTCAGCGGATATTCCCAACCCGTATCACAGAACACCGTCGTGAAATTATTGGTGATATGCTCCCGCGTCCAAAGCAACGCTGCAAGGCTGTCCTTGCCGCCTGAAAAGGTTACGATGACTTTCATGGTTTTATCTCGTTTAGTACTCCACCGCTGCCCTGCGATCGATGAAGAAATGAATACCCGGTGCGCATTCGCTCCACCTGTTATCGTCGAAATCCGGAACTTCGACTGTGGCACCGACGGTGTAGACGAAGTTTTGGTCATGGTCGGAACGAACGGCATCCACAGTTGCCCTGGTGCCGTCCATGTTCTGAATCTCCACGACGTATGCTCTGTCACATCGACATTTGTCCCTTGTTGCCGAACTGCGTCGCGCATCTTCCGGAATCCGTAACTTTACGATATGCCCAGAGGCTTTTTTCCAACCGATAAAACTACCCTCGGTCGGGCATGATAGATAACATCCTTTGGCACCGCGCAGGTCAGCACCGCACAGGTTGGCACCGCGCAGGTCGGCATCGCGCAGGTTGGCACCGCGCAGGTCGGCATCGCGCAGGTCAGCACCGCACAGGTCGGCACCGCGCAGGTAGGCACCGCACAGGTTGGCACCGCGCAGGTTGGCACCGCGCAGGTAGGCACCGCACAGGTTGGCACCGCCCAGGTCGGCACCGCGCCTAATAGCTTCCAAAACCGTTTCGGTGATTGTGTTTTCCTCTTTCGTGTATTCAAATACAACCGAGCCCGTCCAACGGTTGCGGATTTCGATTTTAATCTGTTTCGTTGATTCCATTGCGGTAAATTTGTTTATCTGGATTCATGTATCGATTTGCAACAGCAATAGCATCTTCGAGCGTGCGAACTACAACATACTTGTTCCCCGCAGCCTCAAAGGATTCCTGCCATCTTCTCTGTACGGCACTCTGACGACTGCCCTTTCCCTGTGTCTTGAACTCCAAGCCGAGCGATCCGTATTTGCCCCTCGGCACGAGCAGAAGCAAATCCGCAGCACCGGCCGTCATGCCTTCGGCCTTCATGATTGCGGCTTCGGTCTTACTCCGGAGTCCGCCGTTCGGAACACTCGTCAGACATAGTGCATAGGACGGATATTGCATCCGGAACCAGCGGACGAACGACTGTTGTATACGAGATTCAACGTGCCTCATTTGCGCAGACTGTTTCCATTGAACGCAACACGATAGCACAGGTATTTAATACGGTCATATATCCGGTCACCATAGCGTTCCTTGATGCCTTCACCCGACAGATTTGAGGAAGCTATAACCATCCGATCGGGGTTATCCTGCACCTTGTTCACGATCTCGACTACCACATTCCGGCGTGTACCGAATTCGACGCGATCCACCTCTACACCAATATCGTCCAATGCGATGAACTTGCGTTTTAATACCTCGTCGATACATACGTCCTGCGCTCCGCAGTCCACGACCGTAACGATTCGATTAGCGAACTTGCGCAACAGCATGGGAATGGCGTAGCGGGTTATCAGGGATTTTCCGCGTCCGCAATTACCGAACAGCAAAAGCCCCTTACCGTTGTTATCCGACAACCACGCTGCAACCTTATCGTATTCGGGAAGCCATACCAATCGTTCTCCCATTGCCGACAGCACAGTAACCAGCACGTTTTTCAATTCCGTCCGCGCATCGGGTATCCGAAACCGGAAGCGTGCGCATGGAACCGGATTACCCTCAGTTTGTAGTTGTTTGAGTATTTCTTCGTAAGACATATTCAGAATTCATCATAATGTTGAGTCGGTTTTGCATGGTAGGTCGTAGCCGGATGCCGAGTGTTCGAACGGGGCAACGACGTTTCATTACGCCGACGCGCCCAATTCAGAAATGTCAGATAGGCCGAACGATTGCGTTTCAGCAAGGGTTCGTAGTTATGCATCGCGCGCAATAGGTCGCGGATGAAGTCAAGAGCATAAGCCTCTTTTAAAGCCGAGAATTGCGCCTCGGAAAAAGGCTCTTTCATTTTCGCGACTCGCGGTGCATTTTCCGAAATCCATTGTTGAAACTCCAAGAACTCGCGGGAGGGGGTGCCGCGGAACTGGGGGTGGGTGTTGGAGGAGTCAGTTACCTCTGCCTTCTCCGAAAAGGGCGGTAGTACGACTGTCTCCCCATTAGGGGGATTATAGGGGGTAATATTATTCTTGTCTAGTCTATCTTCTATACAAGAAGTATCGCCTTCGTTTTGGCTCCGTTTTTGGCTCCGTTTTTGGCTCATGTTTTGGCTCATATTTAAGCCAATTGAACCATTTGAAACGATGCCTGATTCGGGATTCGGTTCTTCAACGAATGAAAAAGCTGTGCGGTTCCCCTTCCCGCGTCCTCCCGTTATGACATGTAACAGACCCGCTTGCTCCAATCGGTTTTTTGCTCTCGAAATTGCATTGCGTGACGCCCCTACATTCTCGGACAGCCTTCTGTCGGAATGCGTGAAGCTATTCGGCCAGCCTAACCGATTCGCTTGTTCTACAAGGTAGAAGTAAAGCCTCGATTCACAGCAGCCAAATTGCCACGTTGCATCCAATTGCCAAAATTTGCGTATCAGGTCTATATAGCTCATAATCGCATCCTCTCTTTCTCGAAACTTATCATCGTGCGAAGGTTGTCGCATTGGTGCTTGCACGCCGCATTGATCCTATCCAGCCACTTTTCAAGGGCATTCAGCTCGGAAGACGCACTGCCGATCAGTTTGTTCGCAAGCGACGGGGAAAGGCTGAGAATAGTCTCTTTCTCGTCGTGAAACAGCTTGGCCACAGCTGCATCGCGCATTCCGACCACCTCGCTCAGCAACGCCCCGCTGCGAGCATAATATACACCCAGTTGATCCAGCCGCCCCACCATCGAATCGATGTCGGAAAAAGTCGTGCATTCAAGAAGATTCTGGATGTCTCGCGCCTCCCTGCGTATCTGTTCGATCCTTGTCATGACGTTTGTTTATTTTCTTCAATAACAACCTTCCGCGGCGTAACGCATCCCATTCCTTTGCGGTCAGCAACGTATGCCCGCGGATGCGGGACAGGACGCGGAGGATGCGGAGCGCTTCCCGCACCTCCGCATCGGTAATCCGCATATCCATCGTCAGAAGGGAAGATCATCCGTATTATCCGCTACGGGCAAATCGGAGACTTGATCCGGCGTAGGTTCCACAGGACGGAAGATAACCGACTTGCCTCGGCCGACATACGTGCGCGCGTCTTTTCGTTCGCGTTCCTCTTTGCTCTGACGGATGAATACGCAATGCGTATTCTCGTACTGATCCGGCTGGCGAAGCTCCGAAACGCATATCGAAATGTACTTCTTGCCGTTTTCGGCGACGAAAATTTTGTCTCTGGGAATATCGCTCACGCAGAGCGATACATTGATAAAATCTGCCATTGCTATCGTTTTTTGAAGGTTACTTTAAGTGTCGTCTTACTGCTTCGCGTAGGAGGATAGAAGATTTCGCCCGTGGCGGGATCCGTCAGGCCGGAGGCCGGCAACGCCCGCAATATCTTCTCCTTCTCCTTGATGTCGGCCATGACCGCATCACGCATTTTGTACAGGTCGTCCAAAGCCTGGCAATTACAGCCCGAGTAGTCGTACTTGACGCTAGCCTCCACCTCTTCGATCGTACAGTCCGAGGATGTTTTCCCGTGTCCGTATTTAGCCAGTTCGCGCAACGTAATGTCGCGCACCTCTTCGGACTTCTTGAACAACTCGATCGCCTTCTCCATGCGGGATATATTCTCGTAAGCGACGAGCGGATCGACCTCTCCGCGGGTGACGGCGTCGACGGCGAGCTTCGCCAGCTCCGCGGGGCTGCTCGTCTCGCGGATCAATATCGGCTGCGTGTTCATCTTTTCTGCTGTTTACTGTTTAGATATTCGTCGTAAAATTTGGCGAAGACTACCGCCGTCGTATCGTCCGCATCGTAAGTGCGACGAAGGAAGGCGATGACATCGAATTTCGTCGGGTCTTTGATCGTCGTACTGCCCTTGTACGCCCAGCGCATGAACTGATCGCGCAAGACCGGATCGTTCAGCATATCGGCCGTGATCCGTTTCTTCGGTGCCACCGGCGCGGGTGCGGCAGCCGGTATCGGGTCGGGAGCAGCCGGTTGTGCCGGCTTGGTATTCTGTGCAGCCGCCTGGAATTTGCCATTCGTGTACTTCCCCTTGAAAACGTCGGCTCCGATTCCCAGCCACGAGGCCACTTTCGTAATGGCGTCCGTCGTGGCGCCCTTGTAGGCATCTCCCAGATCCGGATTGTCATTGCCGCCGTAGCACTCGTAGTAGATGCCGTAATCCGGGATCGTAAATTTCAGCTTCACGACGACCATGCGTTCCTGCTTTTCCACGACATCCGTCTCGATGCGCCAGCGTCCGACACCGAATACTTCGTTTAAGCGTTCCGTAACGTAGATGGACTTGATCGACGAGAGAAACTTTTTCGTCGGGTGCGGCGTGACGGCCTCCGCCGGAAGCGGGAGTGACAGCTGGCGGAGTTGTTCGCTGTTCAGTGTCTGTAATTCCCTGTTCATCTCCATATACTAATCTTTTATGTATGTTACTTCCGGTGCCGTGACTTTGGCCAAATCGAGATTGCGCAGGCAGTCCCGTTTGGCTTTCTCGATCTCTTTGGCCGTCATGCGGCGGTTCTCCTCGTGGCTGGCGATGACCTTGCCCGTGGCACAGCTCTTCACCTCAATGCGTGTTTTCATTTTATAGATTGTTATGTTTTCCGTAGTAGTTGAGTTTGTCGACAATCGCCGGAAACGACATATCTCCGTAGTCGAAATCCACCACGCTGACGATTTCTATATCGTCTCGGCGGATGTCCAGCAGAGGAGCGCCGGATCCATCGACATCTTTACACACCTCGTAGTGGCGAACCGCTTCCACATGATAGAGGTCGAAATCGGTCTCGACTCTCTCGCCGTCGTAGTCGCCCCTGCTGGTCTGACCGACCTGCTCGCGCAGATCATTGAAGATAGATCTTGCAACTGTAAGGGTTATCGATGTCGTATAATCGTGCGACCGCCCCAATTTCGAAGGATAGATGTCGTATATATCGGTCTTCGATAGCGGGATTGAATAGGTCTGGTTCATCTTAGTGCTCATTGAATAGTTTGTCGAAGAGTTTATCGAAGCTATCACGGTGCGCGGCCGCAAACCCGTAGGCGGCCAGGATCGCACACGAGAAAAGAACAAGGATCACAAGCTCGGCCATAACACTTGCGGTTCGGAGAGACGTTTGCGCTCTCGATAGATGAACAGATCGCGTTTGCGACGCTGAGTATGGACTCGTTTATACCACATGCACCAGAAATAACCGGCCACTCTCTTCCAGAGAGGCGCGGGCTTCAATTCGAATGAATCCATGACTATCGGTTTTTGTAGAGTTTTTCCAGTGATGACAACTGATCCTTAACGCTATGCACCGAGG